CAGTACAATGTATCTAATACAGATATATCTGTTATTGTAACTTCAAACTTTGTAATAAACTTATCTGTGTTAGATTCATCATTGTTGTAATCAGTAAATGATTTGTAAAAATCATCATACATATTATTACCATCACTACCCCAAGATTGTGCAGATTTGTTTTCTGTTTCTTCTGTACTATCTGAATAATAATATTTAACAGAATAAGAATTATTTACTGCACCTACTAAAAATCCTACTTCATATACATCTTCTGCAAATTCAAAGACATAAGTACCACTTTGTATAGCTAATGAACAACCTGTAGTTCCATACCTGCCTTGTTCATTACAATAAATATATGCAGCTTGATTACCACCACTAATAGTTAAACCTGATTGATAAGTATTATCACTAAAATCTTCTTGAACTGTAACTTCGCCAGGTACTTCTTCTGCGAATACAGGAGTAGGTATTAATAAAAATAATGCCAGGAGAATCCTAAACATTACATTACAATTGCAGCAACAACTCCACCTAATGCTACGAATAGCGTTAATACTTTATAAAACTCTGCTTTATCTAGTTTTGCATCTAGCTTTTCTTCTAATCTATCAAGTCGTTCAATGACCATGTTAAGTAATTCTTTCTGTGTGTAGCCATTGTTGTGTGTCATTTATGGTAAGTCATCTTTCTTAAGTGAAATCCAATCCCAATCTTCGTTAAGATACAGATCGTTCTTAAAATTACTTTCACTTATTTTTTTTAGATATGTAAAAATTATTTTTAAAAAATAACCTATTAAAAATCCTGTTATAAAATCCATAACAAGAATTATATCATACTAAATTATTCAGGTTTTGGATTATCAGCTTTAACTTTAGCTACGTGATCTTTCCATGTAGTAGTATCATTTAAAATGTCTTTATACTGCATGTCTAATTGATCTCCAATAAAACCATACGCTTCTTGTCTAGCTTCTATATAACCAAATTGTTGAGTATTCCATTTTCTATTAGCCAAGTCTGTTACAGCTTGTGCATAATCAGTATCAGTATATTCAAGTTTTTCGTTATTAACTAGCTTGTACATTGGCTTAGCAGCTTCTATTTCTGCTGTAGCTTCAGTTGTTAGTTTTTCTTTTGTTGCCATATCTCTCCTATGTTAGCACATTAATTATTAATTTTATACAATGTGATGGTTCCACCAGTAATTGTAGTAGAATCTCCTGTGATTACTATTCCATTATGAGCTTCTGCAACTCCATATTGCATAGCCCCTTGTGAGCCATGAGCAGTAGATGAAGTTGAATTAAAAACATTATCTTCTATAGTTATGTAACTATATTGGCTTGAATTATTAAAATTAAATAAATAATAAACAAAACTACTACTTTCTCCTGCTGAAGCACCTATTGGACTGTTAGCAAAATACATTTCTGTTCTACTTGGATATGCGAAATTTTCGAAAGCACCATCTGGTTTTAAAATTAAATTAGCAAAATCATACTGTGCAGCAGTTTGTGGTTGTGATGCACCGCTAACAACTTTAGTAAATCTAGTATGTAGATAAGCAGTGTCTGTGTTAATAGTAATACCTTTACCTACTAACATATACACATGATCAGTTGTAACACCATCCATGATTACTGAAGATACAGCACTTGTTACTGTTGTTGATTTTACTTGTTCTATAGCTTCCATTATGTTGCTTTAACTCCATATACTCTTGCTCTAATATTTAATATAGTAGCAGAGCTAAGAAAATTAATTCCTGTATGACTTTCAGCAACTCTTAAAAGTCCAATAGCTTTTCTTGCAGGAGTTCCAATACTTGATACACCTGCATTTTGCCAATTTGCTGCAGTGTAAAGACTTGAATTAAAAGGATTATATATATCTATAACAGTTGCACCACCTTTATTAGATAAATCACTAAAACCTATTTGACCAAATTCTGTTCCTGACAATGTTTTGTTTTCTCCAAAGACACCATAACTTCTCATAAGTAATACTGCATCATCGTAATGTGAACTAGATACAACTCCACTTGCATTCATAAGTCTGAAATTTAAACCACCATTAGCAAAGTCAATAGTATCTAAAATAACTTTATAAGCATCATAATCAGCACTAAAACAATTTGTAATACTTACATTACTTACAGAAGTTGCAGTTTTTGTTTCAATTAATTCTAAAATAGTTGACATAATTTATTCCTCCACACCATAAAGAGAAACACTACCTGCAGTAAAATTACCACCACTATCATTTAAAATTCTTACAGCATTTATTGTTTCTGCAACATTATAAACCTGTCCTCCAAAATACATGAAGATACTTCCAATAGTGCTATGGTGAGTTATCATACTAAATTTAGAACTGTCACCTAAATTGTATAAATAAACATAACCACTCATAGGAGTACCTGCATTAGCAAAAGCCAAAGACCTAAATCTATCTGTACCTGTACTAATACTCGGACCAAAACTTCCATTGTGTCCTCCATATTGTACTCCTCTTTCATAAGCTGTTCCTGCTTCAAAATTACTTCCACCATCATTAGATAATCTCATCTGTGTATAATCTGAATTAGTACCTGTTTTTAAATTAGTATAAGTAAGAAAGTGTACATTATAAGAACCAAGGGAATCAAAATCTACATTTGATTTACCACTTGCACTTTCTGTTTCAAGCAATGTTAATCCACCTGCTGCACCACCACCTGCAGTAATTAATGCTCTAGCTACACCTAGTGGAGCCATTATGCAAACGCTAGTTGTGGGACTATAAAAACTGTAGTACTTGCATCTTTAAATATAAAAGTCACAATGTCTATTGAAGCTGCTGCGGTACTTAATGTTAATCCTGCACCACCTGCTGTTTTACCTGCAGTTTCAGCTTGACCATTTACAGTTGTTTTGTTGATAGCCATAGTCCTAGAACCTGTACCATCTTGTGTAACAATCAAAGTAAATGTTGATATACCTGCGGCAGGTACATTTAAAAAATCTATATCTGTAACAGAGTGTGCTAGTGTAACTGAACCTGTATTACCATTAGCTAAATCAATAGATAATGCTGCTGCTGATGTAACATCTTGATCTGTTTCAGCATAGTCTTTTAATACTGCTGCTGATATTGTTTGGTCGCCACCTGTTACAGCACCTGATAAAGTTACAGCACCTAAAGTTTTATTTGTAAGAGTGTCTGTGGAGCTTTCTGTTACTACTGTTGAATCTATATTTAATACACCAGATGATGCTGTTAAACCTGTTCCATCTATTGCATCTACAAAATCTGCAATAGTTTCTCTTTTAGTAATATTGTTTCCGTCTGCATCTCTAAAGAATATTGAGTCAGCAGCAACGTTTACTGCTGCGTCTGTTACATTAAATACTACTTCTCCTGCTTGTGCGCTACTCCAGGTGCCATCTATAACTTTACCTACAGCATCCCAAATATCTTCAAACATTTGTGCCATAGGAGAAACACGTACCTTTGTACCAGAAGCATGAGATAAACCTGATCCAGCAGCAGATCCTGTTAGGTATCTGTTGTCAACTGTAGACATAGCTGCTGATGATGCATTAATTGTTCCGTCAATAAAAATATATTCTCTTGATGTAGAACTATCTGGATCAATTACCAAATATATTGGTGAAGTTAAACCTGTTGTTGAAGTTAAATTTAAAGTAGTGTCAGTTGCACCAAGTGTTCCTGACAATGTTGTTTCAAAAGCATTACGTAAATTAGTTTCTGCTGCTTTTCTTGTATCTGCCATATTTTATCTTTCTATAGCACCACCTCTATCTATACTTATATCCTTTCTTGTACATTATATCAAGTACCAAATTCGTATATACCTAAATTACCAACTCCGAGAGCGCTAAGAGAAGTTATTTCTGAAGTATCACTTTCTTGTAATTGACCTCTAACAGTAACAAAACAAAATACCATAGTAGAACCTTGTTTAGATATTTCTGATACTGGTAATGTAACATTCTCTACAATTCCTCTTACAGTTTCTTCTGGTCTAAATACGTTTAACGTTACAGATTTACCCTCTAGTTTTTGTATTTGATTAAATATTTTTTGTCCAATGCCTGGTATATTTTTTGCAAGTTTACCTGGTCTTTCAATTCTATCTGAAACATTTATTGGTAACTTAACTATAACGTCCTCTGGTTCTGGGAATGCACGAACAGAAAAAGAATAAACATACGGAGAGTATATTCCACCACTACCTGATTTAATAACTATTTTAGTTACTAACCATCTTGATAATACATTTACTAATGGGACCTCATCACCATTACCTTTAATTTGTATATTCTCTATATTTATCCAACCTGAACTTGATGCATCAGACATATCTTCTAGCTCTGTAGAATAAAATGTATTTACTTCTGATCCACCTGTCATAGTATTTGTATATACTCTTGAACCTATCCATTGTTTTGCAGATGCTGTATAAAAATCTCCTGCTGATAATATTACGTAACCATCATCAACGTAAGTTGTAGTATCTTCTTTAACTACACCAATATCTTTTAAAGTAAAAAATAATATATCGTTAGCAATAGCAATACCTTGACATTCTTTGCTAGCACTACTGTAATATATATTCCTAGCTATACCTAATGTAGGTAGGAATACAGACCACAAATGTGTTTCATTAGCATCTTCAATAACTGACATGTATATTTGTTCTCTTGTTTTTATAAACTTTAAAGGACCTCTATCAACAGTTGTAGAGTCATCTCCCCATTCTTTCATAACTTGTTTGTTGCTTACAATATATAAATTGTCTGCTGCAACAACTTGAGCCATATACAATCTTCCTATGTAACCATTTGTTTGTTGATTTTTTTGTTTAGAACCTACAAAAACAATACCGTTAGATTCGATAATGTCAGTTAATTCTTCTCCCTCAAAAAATGTTTGACCTTTAATAGTTAAACCAGAATCATCTTTTATAGAATAAACATAACCATTACTTGCTGCTGCTAATATTACAGCTCCTGCATCTGTCATGCCTACCCACTCTGTATTGTCAGGTAAATCTTTTACAATAGATGGCGCACCTGAACCTGATGCTACATTTAATAAATTACCATTAGATCCATCTACACCAAATATAAAATCTTTTACAGCAAATACATCTGTGTAATGTTTACTATTTGTATTCCAATCAGACCATGTTGTAGTAGATACATCATATTTACGAATAGTTCCATCAGTACCATCACTCATAGCAACATATAAATCTCCACCATAAATTGCAATACCTCTTACTGTACGTGATAGATTACTAGAGTCAGGTGTAAGTTCTGTCCAGTTAGTTCCATTGTCTGTAGATTGATATATTTTATTACCATCTCCTACATACAAAGTATTACTACTAGAAACTAATACTTGATTTGTTGCATTGTCGCTTCTAGCTAAAGTAGTTCTATGTAACAATTCAACTTTATATTGCGTACCTTTTTCACCTGCATATTTAAATACATCTACACCTTTGCTATCAAAAAATCTTTTGTAATCATTTTTTCCTTGTGTTCTCTGGTGTGCCTGGTCTAATCCTTGTCCACCAGAAAAATCTGATCTACCATAACTTTGACCAAACTCTGATCTAAATTCTTCTGGAGTTTGTGAAGTGTTTATTTGTTGAGCAGCTAATGGTGCAGTTGTTAAAGTAAATTCCCTACCTGGTGCAGTTGCTAATCGTAATAATACATCTGTAATCCCATCACTAATAGATGCTTCGTAACCCCATGCTAAAGGTCGAGAAACTTCTCCACTTGTAGGTACTGGCATTATCCTGTAAAACTAATGCCGTATAAATCAACACCAGCAGGAAACCTGGTACGTTGTTCTCTTCTAGCTCTGTCTAATAGCACTCCATAATACCTAAGTAATGCATTTCTAATTCTTTCACCAGAACCTAGTGGCACTCCTCTTGTCTCTAAACTTTCTGTAATAAAATTTTGTGTAGTAGTATCTACATCTAATTCAGACAACATTTGTGCAACAGCGCCAACCATAACTATCTGTTCATGAAATTCATCTAATCCACTAACAGTATTTAAATCATTTGCTTCTGATGTCGGTCTTGTAAATTGTGCTGCGTATACAACATAAACACTTTTACCACTTGTTGGACCAGTTGGAAATTGAACAGCAACATTAGTAGAGCTAGGTGTAAAATCAGTAAGTAACTCTAATGATATGTCTGCGTAAGTAGTTGTAGAACTTGTAGAATTATTTATTCTTGCTTTTAATATTCTTTTAGTATCTGCTGGTGCCTCTGCATATTGTGTTGAAGTTGTTGTCAATGTAGTAGTCTTAACTGCATACAATGCAGGATATAAACCTATAATTTGATCTCCTATAGCATTAGCTACGTTCATTCTTGGATAACGTGGTTTTAATATAATATCAGCATTTGTACTATGAGAGTCAATAGTTGATCCTAATCTTGCACGTTCTACAGTTATAGTTCTTGTTACTGTATTAATATCTTCCACCATCATTAACTCTTGACCTATTTCTAATATAGATCCAGAACCAATTAAATCTTCTTCTTCTGGTGTCCATAAATTATCTACATAAGTGATTGTTGTTGTAGATGCAGAGTTATCTATACCTGAAGCTAATTGAGATAAAGGTTCCTGCTCTTCTACAGGACGTAAATATTCCCTATATGTTCTATCTATTAATTGAGCAAGCGTTGACATTATTTAGGTTTCCTTTTATATAATTTTTTAGAATTTTTTGTATGTTTAGAACCTGTGTGTATAGTACCATTTTTCATTGTATGATATTTACCTTTGTAAAGTTTTCCTGATTTTAAATAATAAGGCATTATTTTTTATTTTTTCTTTTTTTCTTTTTAGGAAAACCTGCTTTCATATTTGCATACGCTTTAGGTGAAATAGTAGATTTCTTTTTTGATCTACTTGTTCCTGCTTTTTTTCTTTTATTTATGTTATGGTACAATCCTTTTTTTGCCATTTATTCTCCAAACATTCCTACACCTGCAACTTGTATACCGAATCTTCCATCAAATATTTCATCAGCTTCAAATGAATCTGGAAATGATTTGACAAAACTATCGCTGATAATTGCAGCAGATTCTAAAAGTATAGAGGTCTTGCCCTCTTTAAGCATAAGTAGAATACCCATAAGTAACCTAGCTTGCTCTAAATATTAATACTATTTTTCTTTCAGCACCCTCAGAACTACCCGATACTATTTGTAAGTAACCACCTGAAGCAAAAGCCCATCCTGATGGATCAATTCTTATTACGTCACCAGCGCTAACTGTGTAGCTTACTGCTGATCCGTCTGTTTCTTTTACATCTTTCCAACTTGAACCGTCAGTTGAAAACTTAAATGTTACGGTAGATCCTGTCATAGCTGATGGAAACAATATGCCTGACAACAACTGTGTATCAGTATCGACTGCATCACTTGCTGTTTGTCCATTTGCTATTGTTGCTAATTTTGTTACGTTTCTTGCCATATTACTTTTTATTCTAACATACTCACAAGACCGCTAAGGTGGTTTAACGGTCTTAGTGAGTAATACTTGTAGCTTACGCTACGCCTTTAATTTCCCCGTGATACTGCTGTGGACCAAAGTCGAATCCCATTTCCATGTAGACTGCTTTAGCCATTCTTGCATAATCATCTTGGTCTATATCTCTTACGAACATTGTTCCAAATCCTGGAATATTCAAGAATACTGGTTTAACAAAAGCTAAGTCAACGATATACGCTTTGTTAGCTGGTAAGTAATCAGATAGAGCCATACCAATAGTTCCGAATGGTGTTACGAGTGTATCGATATCGACACCTCCAACATTTCGATCTCTTGGTAAGATACCATAATTAGTAGAACCAGAAGCTGCTGTTCCCTTAAGTACTTCATTGTTTAGATCAAGTAATTGTGCTGGAGAACAGAATAATACTGGATTCTTCATTGGCGCACCTGCGGTGTACATAGTTTTCATCAAATTAGTAACTGCTGACCAAGATAGTTTTTGGTTTGTACCTGTACCATCTCCGTCTGTGTCGTGATATTCCCAGTTACCCCCTGCGAGGTTAACATGAGCTGCTAATCCTCTCATTTGACGATTTTGTCCGCCTGTGGAGCCATCATTAAAAGTACCATTGAATGCTTGAAATTCAACTTTCTTAGCTATTGTTTCCAATAGTAAAGACATTTGATAAGCGAGTTCATCAGTTACCTGGTTAGTACCCTCTAGTGCTAATTTATCAATTCCGTTCTTGTAGTTTGCTGATAAATCAAACGGTACAATTTCACCACTAGCTGCTTGAGCTGAGAAAGATATTTGTACTGCTTCATGGAAAATTTCCAATACACCTTGTACAGAAGATCTGGATTGACCTGAATAGTTAGGTTGTCCGCCCTCTGCTCCTGGTGTAACTGAAGAAACAGTTACGTTATCTTGTGTTTGAAATTGGAAAAATGTTGAGTTAGTAACAATTCCACCATTCAAACCGCCTGCTGCTGCTAATAGAGGTGTTCTTGTAGGTGTGATTTTAAACAGTTCACCAGTAAAGTTATCAACGTCACTAGCTACTATAGGATTTGCACCTGATATTGCTGCCATTTAAATCATTTCCTTTCCTCTAATTTACATTAGATATTAATTATTTATTTTTTATCTTTTTTTAATCGCTCAGACATATACATCTTCGCTCGTATAGCTTCCTCTGGAGTTCCTTTTTCGATAATTTCATTTAATAAAACTATTGGATCCTCTTCTCCTATAGGTGCAGAACTTTGTTGTATTTCTTGAGACCTAGCATCTGCATCAAATATTTTATCTGCTGCTACAGAATCATTTAGATTCACATTTTGATCTGCTGTGATTCCATAATTTTCAGATAACCATGATGACAATTCGGAAGAATCTAATTTACCACTATAAAGATCTGCTGCCATCTTTCCTGTTCCTTGTGTAGGATCAAGTCCTACCTCTTTAAACAAGTTAGTTTTAGCATATCCACGTAGTTCCTTATTTTCTTTTTCCAGGCGTTTAGTGTAATCTCTAAAAGATTCCTCGCCTTTTCCCTCTGCTATTTCTGTCTCCTTAACTTCTTCTGTCATATCTATACCTTTTCTCTACCTTTATGCACATGCTCTATTAATGGTAGGATTTAATAGGTGTGGTTCTATTTGTTACTAACTTATAAGTGAAAATTCCGCCTTAGAACTAGGCATTAACACCACAACGATTTGATACTTGATAGGTACGTTGGCATTCCTATCAGCATGGTGATCTATTTATATACTGGCGGATTCTACCTACGCCATTAAATATATTATAACATTTATGATATTAGGTAATAATAAAAAAACGCACTTAAAGTTCTTGTAAACCTGTAACACCAGTCTCAGATATAGCAGTAGTACCTGTTGCAGAGAATATTGTTTCTTCTTCTGATTCTAATTGTTGTTTTAAAAATGCAGCTTCACTATCTCCAAATACTTCTGCTTCTAAAAATTCTGAAGTTCCAAATACTGCTTGACTCTCTCTATATTTTGCAGCTAATCTCCTAAGTCTTGGTAAATTAGTTTCTGCTTTTGCTGCTAATTGTTGTGCAAGTTGTGAATTAACACCAGCATTAATTAATCTTTGTGATTGTGATAATGTTACATCAACTCCACGTTCTGCAAATGCACCACCTATTTGTGATATTTTAACTCTGTTTTCTATAATATCTTTACTTATATCTTCATTTATAAAACTAGCAAATATAGCTTCGTCTGTAATCTGATCTTCAGATGTAGCAACATTAGGATAGTTTTGTACATAAAATGTTTTGACTGCATCAAACTGTGGGAATAATAAACTATAAGCTGTTGATAATCTTTCTTCTACTTCTTTTGGTGCTACGTCTTGTTCAAATAGTTGTACAATTTTATTTTCAAATAAATCAGGATTTAAATTGTAATCAGCAAAATAACTTCTATATGCTTCTACATTAGTTAAATATTGTAGTTCTGGTGTTGCACCCTCTAACCTAAGTGTCTTACCATCTTCTCTAAATATACCAGGAAACTCATCTTTGTATTTTTCTGTTGTTCTTAATTCACGTATAGCATCATCTGCTTCACCACCATTAGTGTTGTATATAGATATAAATGTTTGCAATAATTCTTCGTCCATCCATGTGTAATTTAATCTTGCATACTCTTCAATATTAAATTTTTCTACTGGATCTCCTGGTTGTTCAGTCAATTGTGGACCTGTAGGTGGATCGCTTCTACCATCATCTGCTGAACCTATATCTTCTTCTGCAGATGTACCATCAGAATATATTGTTAGTCTCATCCTACGTCCATTATTAATGTACTCTCTTATAGAAGTTATTGTTACTGGACCACCTATACTTGAACCATCTCCTGAACCATCTCCTGAACCATCTCCTGAACCATCTCCTGAACCATCTTCTGAACCATTTCCTTGTCCCTCTCCTTGTCCCCCTGCATCAGCTAGAGCTTTTAATCTTGTTTCTTGCGCTCTCTTTGCTATAACTCCTGGATCGTTTTGTACTGAAGCTAGAAGATCTGCTGGATTACTGTCTGCACGTGGTTCTTCATATATTGCAGGTTCTCCTTGTGATTGGAAATACTTAGCTATGAAACTTCCGCTTGGTAACTCTCTTCTTAAAAATGGAAATAAAATCATTTAACTCTTGAGTTCCACATAGTACCACCTGTTACTCTTTGTCCAGGTTGTCCGAATACTGATTCTAAATCTGCTACTGCTTTGTCTTGATATGTTTGTGTGCCTAGTTCAGCAGCTATCTCGAATGCAATATCTTCTCTTTCTTTAATATCATTAGTAGCAATAAATCTTGCCCACTCTGATGATGATTCATCAGGTTCTTGTCCCACTATATTTTTAAATTCGTATCTCCATTGTGGAGCAGCAGTAGAATATTTTTTAACATTAGTACCTTTATATTGTGGATGAGAAGCCATAAAAGAATCTTCTAATGATGGTAAGTATGTCTCTGTATACCATAGTGGATTAGCTTCTTTTTCATTAGCTATATTTGTTAAATTTAAATTATCTGATGCACCTGGACCAAGTATTGCGTCTATATCAGTAGCTATAGATTGTGTTGCAACAATGACATTTATATCTTCGCCACTAATAGCTGCTTGTACTTCTGGAGGTAATATACCAGGCAATCTAGGATTTTTAATTTTGTCATATACTAAACTTAAATCTTCATAACCTGGTGTACCATTAACTGAATTAGATACGAGTACATTAATTAAATCTGGATCTAAATCTTTGAAACCCGCTAACATCATATCACTTACCACTTTTTCATATTCAGATTGAAAGTTAGCATTATATTGTGCAGGATCTTGTGCTTTTAATTTTACTGCTTTTCTTTCTGCTGATGTATGGTCTCTATACCAAGTTGTATTCATAAGTTCTGCATCTCTTGGTACTCTACCCTCTTGTGCTGCCTCAATAGCAACTGCTAAATAATCGTAGTTACCATCTTTATCTGTAGATAATAACCATGGTGCTGTCTTTGCTTCTTCTTTTATTGTCTCTACAAGGTACTCATAAGGTGTTGCACCATCAGGTAATTTATCAGCTATATTATATAATTGATTTGTTGTACCAAAATTATAACTACTATTCCACATATCTGTAGTTATAAAACCATCAGATTTAACTACTTCTCCGTTTTGTATAATAGTATTAGGAGTTAATGTTTCGTTACCAGGAACTTTTTCTAGTATTTCTAATGGATCTTCTATTAAATATTTCCAAGTAAACATACTGCCATCAGGTAACTCAATAAAAGCCATTAGCCAAAAGTTGTTATCTTGTTGTACTACTTCATAATCAGCAGGTAATCCTGCTATTAATCTGTTTTGTTCTTTACTTTGTGTTTCCATATATAAACGTTTCTAATAGTCTATCAGGTTCATTTTTTGTATTTACTGGTTTTTCACGCATAAATGACAATGTACCTTTTAATTTTTCACTTATATTTGTGTTATCAATGCTTGTTGGTAGGTATGCAGATACGTATTGTGTATCTGTTTCTGCATCCATAATTTTATTTATTAACATATCAGTAGGACTTATTTTTTCTACAACACCCATAATATTATTTAGACGCTCCCAGTCTGGTTCGTATTCTTTTTGATTGTACGCAGCTACACCATGTGCTGCTCCTAAATTATTCCAATAATTATGTGCGTATGTATTAGCCATATTTTTAAGTTCTGGAGCAGCAGCAATAGTCATTGCTAAACCTAATACTGCTGTTTCATATATATCTACAAAATCTAGTACACCACCTGGAGTTAATAATTGTGTTCCTAATCTTGTAAGTCTAGTTTTAAATCTTTTTTTTACTACTTTGTCTACAGGTAAATTGTCAACTTGTTTATTTAAATTATCTACTATATTAGCAAATTCATCTGATTCGTTTGGTGTTAATTGTGATTGTGCATTTAAATCAGCTTGTTCAGCAATTTCTTCAGCAGTAAATTCTACAGTACCCTCTGGTTCTGCTAATTCTAAAAATTCATTTAACCTATCTCTATCTACTTCATCAACTAATTCATCTGGAATTGTGTCTGGTATATCTACGTCTGGATCTATACCAGTTAAACTATTCTCACCTACATCATCTATTTCATCAAGTAACTTTTCTTCATCAATAGGACCTATCTCATCTTCTATTTCTGATAAAGATTGTTCAGTCATAGCATCACCATCTGCAAGATCTCCAGTTAATTCTTCTTCTGCTTCACGTGCTAATCTATTTGATTCATCATCAAGTGTGCTAATATCATCTGGTACATCTACTGCATTCGCATCTATAAATGGTATAACAGCAAAACTATCAATATTTTTTACTTTGCTTGCGTTAGCTTGAAACTCTCTTACACCAACTTTATCTATGTTCATTCGTTTTCCATAACCTAAATCATCATTAGGATCTAAAAATACTACTTCGTATTGTACATTAATAGGTCCTGTTACAAACCCCTCAATGCCAGATTTTCTCAACGCTGCAATAGTATCTATATCTCCTACACCAGTTATCTGTCTTACTTTCTCTTTTATACTACTTGAGAAACCTTGTGTAGTTAAAGTTGTGAATGGTTTTCCATCAACATAAATATAGTGAGGAAAATCCATATCTTTAGTAGCTTCAACTAAATCATCAAAACTAACGCCTGTTTCTTTTGCAAATGTTTGCCAATCTATTTTGCTTATTTGATCTCGCAAACCAACAGAGTTACCTACTAATGGACCTTTTGTTCCTGCATACTTTCCTGGTCCTATATCTATTAATAAATTATTTGTATCTACTTGTACTTTATAATACGAAGTTAAAGGTGCATTTGTACCTCCTCCTGTTATTTGTGATAATGATCTACTTCCTACAGGATCTGTATAAAATCCTGGTATCTGATGTACATCTCTACCATATCTAATATCTCCTGGATTTACTTTACCTGCACCTTGATGACTTACATAAAACTCTACACTACCTGTAGTGCTTGGATTTAAACCATCATAAAAATTATTAATATATCTATTTTGTTCTTCTACAGGTAAATTCTTATAATCTATTATTCCACCTTGCGCTCTAGGAAATTTTTCTGTTAAAAATCTTTGAGTACCCTCAAAGTTAAACATACCTCTACTAACATGTCCATCTGGCACAGATTTTTCACCTAAATTTTTCCAGTTTATTGTGCTATCAGGAAATTTAGGAAACTCTGGTTGTGTTGAACCCTCTTTTATAAGCTCGACAATTCTTGCAGCATCTTCTTCTGGAAAACCTTGTGCTTTTGCGAAATCTTCTAAGAAAGTTAAAGGCATAGTTCTTTCACCGTAATTGTCTAATGCATCTCCAAATAATTCAATTATATCTTCTATTTGCCAATCCATTATTCAATACCTCTACCAATAATATGGCACCTACATTCACAAATAATTTTATGTACCTCTGTATCATCAAGAGGTAAATTAAAACCACAAAAATAACAATTATACTTCATTATTTACCTTGCTTCATTTGTTCAAATCTGAATTTATCGTAGCCAATATTTTTAGGTTCATTAGGAAGTAATGTTGTTCCTTTAACAAAATCATTTAATGTTTCTGCAAACTTAGCTGCTTGCTCTTCCATACTTTCTTGTACTGGTTTAGCGTATGCAAAATCAAGAATTTTATTTGCAAATTTTGGATTTTCAAAATCTTTTTTTCTCATAAGATTTCCTCCTGTATATCTTTCTGCTTGTATTGATTCTGCATCCATCATGAAATCTGAATCTGGTGTAACCATACTAAAGGTTGACCAATTCTCTAAACCATTTGGTCCATCACCCTCTACATATCCAGATATATAAATAGCTGCAACTGCATTTATAAATGGATTACTTATATTATCTACAAAATCTCTACCATTATCAAATAGTTCTGGAAATATTTTTTTAAATCTATCTTCCCAAAAATCATTTATCTGCCACAATCCATAGTCGACAGAGCCATCACTATTTGGTTTACTTACTCTGTTTTGTGAATAACCTAAACTATAACCACCGTCATGATGTTCAGCTAATGCTACTGCAACTAACTGTTGCATTGCAGATGGATCATCTGTATTTAATACAAACTCTCTTTCATCATTAGGATTATATTCAGATGTAGATAAGTTTTTAGATTTTACATAATTGTCTGCAAATACTAAATAAGAATATAATCTTTCAGGTGTGTATTGTTCTTTATCTGGTTGATCTGGTGCAAATGATAACCCATTAGCCATTATCAACCCTATTATAAATAATCTCACTAACCAATAATATCACTCATCCTGTCAATTGAATAGGTTAAATATGAAAGATTTCTAGCATCTTCATCTGCTTTAGCTTGTGCTTGTATTTCAGGTTGTAATGTCTGTTCTATACGTTCAGCAGTTCTAACTCCTGGACTATCAGGCACTTGTAATTTGCTTTCTGGCATCATTCTTCTTCTTACTAAATCTAAATTTCTATCATACTCAACAGCAGCATTTGCATAGTCTTGTTCTGAATCTTTATAGAAATCCATAAAAGCTGCCATTTCTCCTGTAGTCATATTTGTTCTACCACCTGCTGCACTAATTGCAGTCTGTACTGCTTCTTTAACTGCTAAAGGTCCTGCTGATGGATAAACTAAAGGATATATAATTGGTCTATTTTTATAATCTTCTATTGCTCCTTGTAAGTATGGTCCTACCTTTTCTAACTTATAGTTAGCTTCTGTCATAGCTTCTTTCATTGCTGCTCTTGTTTGCAAACCCCATGTACCTGCTTCTGAATAGTAAGCATCTGGTGATAACATTCCTGCTTGCATTAATTGTAACTGTATAGCTTGTTGTTCATCAGGAGGTAAACTAATCCAATTAATTTTTCCCTCTGCTGGATCTCCAGCAATGTGATCAAATCCTCTATATAAGTTATCTACACCGTAATCACTTACTGTGAATTGTTCTTTAGTATCTTTTGCAAATCCCTCTACAGTAGGTTCTTGTACTTCTGCTTCTATATTTTTAAATATAAAATGATCTGATGGTAAACTTCCAAATACATCTGTATTTCCTATATCTTCAAATAATAATTGTTGTTTATATTGATTAAAACTTTCTGTTCTTTCTGCTTCAGTTGTTCCTGTTAATTGTATAGGAGGTGTGTTTTGACCTATTAGACTTTCTGCTTGTTCTGCTGATAAAAACTCTTGTTTAAAATCTTCAAATTCTCCTGTTATTGGATTTATAGTATATGTCATGTAATAAGTATTACCTGTTGCAACATTAGTTGCTACACCAGATTCATCAACATTATCTTTTAATGAAACGAATGATCCTGGTTTTGGTTTATAAGTGTTTGCATCTTCTGGTTTAATAAATTCTGGATAGTAATATACTTCAGCATCATTAGCACCAAATAATTTAAGTCTTGGTAAAGTATATTGCAATGCTATATTATCTGTTCCACGACTAGAAAATGTTTGTTGGATTGATGGTGAAGTGTAAAATAAAAATCCTGATCCACCTTTTGGTTTAGCTATTATTGCTGCTTTACCTGTTTCGTCAACAAATTCATTAACTTGTTCTTTTAAAAAGTTTCTATAAGTTGATGATTCTTCTGCATTTACAGGACTTACACCAGTAGCTAAATCAACACCACTATTAATTGATTGAACAAAATCTACAGGTAAAGTGTATTTATACCTAGGTCCTGAAAAAGAATAACTTTGATATTCGTTTACAAATTCTGCTTCTCCAGGAATAAAATTTTCTAATACTGATAAAGAATCTTCAACAACTTGAACATTGTCAGCATAAAAAGAATCTAAAGAAGCATTGTTTTCATTGTTATTCATTGCATCATAAACTTCTAAAGTTGTAATTATTTGTGCAATAAATTGAGTATCAGAAATATCTTTAGTAATTAAACTATTCAAATTTGTAATTAAATTGTCATCTATTCGTGAACTACTTGTTAATTGCTCTATTGAACCAGCAGTAGTTTGTGAACCATAAGGCATTTTAATTACACTTCTGTTAGCTAATACTGCTTCTATTAGCGCTTCTTTATATCCATCTTCCATTATGTCTCCATACTATTTGGTAAATACATACCATATTCTGCGTATACATTTTCATCATATATCATATCTTCTAAAAAGTCTTGTCTCTCTGCTATATATGGTAGCAATACTCTTTGTGCAACAAAGTAAAAATCATCATTACGCATAGTTAATCTAGCAATTTCATCTCTTAAAAATTTACGTTCTTTAATATATTTTCTGGAAGATCTCCAACCATCTTGACTATAACCCTCTGCAAATGATTTCTTACTAAACAAATCAAATAAACTTAGAATACGTTTTACATCTTGTCCTACTCTTGTATTAGATAATTTAGGTTCATTTACCCATTTACCTAATTCTTCTACTTGTAATTCTACATTTACAGTTGCAGGTAAACCAACTATAGTTTGGTCATATCCAGGAAACTGTTCTCTAGCATTAATTTGTTGAAGAGATAAGAATCTATTTCTTTTTCTGTTTTGTTGTGGATCATTTATATTAAATATTTCTAATGATTGTACTCTTTGATTCTCCATATAAAACTCACCTAAAGATTGATTTCTTTTAGCTAACCATTCGTCTGCACTAAGTGGTTCTCTTGTTTCATTTATAATTGTATTTATATATGCTTCATAATTAAATGCACCACCTCCACCTTTAGGTATAGCAAATTGTGCTGTAAATCGATAGTCTTTAAATAAATCAGGATTGTTTCTTTCAAACTCTGCTCCCTTTTCATCTACTGGTCTTGGCTCTATAACAATTGATTTAGGTTGTACTATATCTATAGGATTAAAACCAAATCTTTCTATAAAGTGTTTTGTCGCTCCATAGTTATCTCCTGGCGCAAACTCTAATTGATTAGTTCCCTCTATAGTAGGAGGTGTATCTAAAATCTGTCTATAGTAATCTGACAAAGATTGCATTGCCCATACTGTTCCATTATTCTTTGGATCATGTATTTCGTACCTAGCATTTAATCCAGTAGGTCCAATAAATTGTGAAAACGCTTTTACCATTGTTAACCAAGCGCTAGTTGTTTTTGCTCTCTGCATTAACTCTGCTTGTTTTTCTGGTGTACTGTCATCTTCTCCATTTGCTTTTAACAATCTATATACGTCTATTTGTGAATTTATTTGTACACGTTTAATTTCATCTGTAGGTGCGTCTGTACCATCTTCTTGAAAACCTCTAATAGCTCTCCAGGCATTTCTCATCCACGCTGGAATACCTGCTGATCTAATAAAGTCTCCTGCGTTCTGTACGTCAGGTAAACCATAAGGAAAGACAACTTTTTTAAAATTATCAAATGTAGGATTACCTCCAAGAAATGCAGAGAAAGGTATAGCTACCATAGGTCCTACACCTGGTATTACATTTAATGCTAAGTTAAGAGAACTAGCATAACCAGGTAATCTAATGTCTGCTTTCCTATCTTCTCCTAATGCTAGATTACTAACTAACTCACCACTAAATGGATAATAAAATACTTCTTCACCAGTAACATCATCTTGTGCTAAAAATCCCTCTCCCTCTACAGGACTAAATGGATTTTCTTTTCTTGCTGCATTAACTACGTTTTGTCCTTTTCTAATTACTTCTGGATTTTCTGCTATTAGTTTTGCCCAGGTAGTCATAATTTCTTTATATGCTTGTCCGAATGGAAATATAGCACGCATGTTGTAAAAGAATTTATTATTTTTAGATAAGTCATACAGTAAATCTTCTACACCTTGTAATGCAACTGCTTTAGCAACTGTGTCTATTTGGTCAAAAGATGTTGCGTCATTTGTAAAACCTGATGCTTTGTATAATTTATTTCTTTCTCCATAATATTGTTCTTTTCTTCTTTCAAATTTTCTTTCTATGTTCAATTCTAATTTATCTAATCTCTCATTTATTTGTCCTCTAATATTATCTACTTGTGATTTCTTTTTATTTAAAGCTGCTGTGTGATCTTGTAAAACTTCAGTTGCTGCATCTATAAACTTTTGTCCTTTTTCTAATTCTGCTTCAAAAAACTTTACATTTGCTTCTCCTAAATTGTTGGCAATTTCATCTCCTTTTTCATTAAATTCTTTATTTAATTTTTTCCAAGCGCTTTTCTTTTGTGCCTTTGTAGTTTCTAAAAATGCTTCTAATTCAGGAACTGCATCAAAATATCCATCTTTAACATTTTGTCTTAACTCTGCAAGAGTTTCTGAATACAAATTATTCCACTCTGTTTCAGTAATTTTTATATTATCTAAGTCATTAAATAATACTGATAGCTCCATATCCCCAAATTTATCTGATGCACCTCTTTCATATATGTCTCTCAATACTTCATACTCTTGTACATATTCATTAGTTTCAAATTTTGGAGTTTCTCGTGCAACATAATTATCTAATCTATCTTGCATATTTTTTATATTTCTATTTATTCTGCTGATAGAACCTCTAAGACGATTGATGGTAGTAGGCATCTTTGGTTTATTTTTACGAGGAGAGTAAGTCTGTATACCTGCTTTTTTCTTAGCATAGCCCAGTAATTCGTGTTCAAAGTTGTCTGCTGGATAACGAGCTTCCATGTTACTTAATTTGTGTTCACGCTCACTACCAATTATTTTTAATTCTTTTTCACGCAACTCATCTATCTTTTTATCATATTTTATTTTTCTTTGAGGAGATATTTTTCTTGATTTCTTTCCTTGTTTAACAATTAAATCTTCACTTATATCATAATCAGCAAACATACCCAAAGAATATTTTTGACCTTTACCTAACCAATATTTATTACCTTGAAACTCTTCTAGTTCATTTAAGTATTCTCTTTTTATTTTTGTAAATTCTTTTTGTAATTTATTAATGTCTTTTTGAAAATCTACAGATACATTACCTGCTGCTGCATCTATTTCATCTAACTTTTTAATTTGCTTTTTAAACATATCTAAATTAATAGTTGTATCTTGTTTACGTAATTGTTGAGGTGTAAATCTCAACTTTGCCCATAAATTTTCATCTGGAATGTTAGCTCTATTTGCTCCTTTTATATTTACAAATCTACCCTCCGTGTAAATGGTTCCACCATAAAGTAATCTTTGTCTCATACCAGGACTCATAAAAGGCAACATATCATAAACTTGTCTCCAATACAATTGTCTAAATACTGGAGATCTTGATAGTGTATCTGTTTTAGATGCCATAAAGAAATCAAAACCTTTAGCTGTCATCTGATCCCATTTATTAGTTGCATCCATGTATGAGTCAAATGGTGCAGATATATATTGTGGTAAATCCTCAAATACGTCATCTAAGGTTTTAACTAGTGATTTAAAGTTTTCTGCTTTAACGCCTGATTGTTTTTTAAATAATTTACTACCTTTAGATACTAATTCTTTAAATACATCATCTAATTCAACACCATCAACAGTTCCACTTTTAATCATATTAATTAAAGTATCGTTAGCTTTTAATTTAGAACTAATAGTAAATGGATTATCACGTACTAAATTTATTTCATTTATATTATTTATATCTATTAACTTTTCTAACAATGCTCTGTTTTCATTAAAATCTCCGCCAGCAGCACCTACAGCTCTTGCTTCTATTGCTTTAGCAAATGTGTACCTACCACCAACAGAACCTGCGGCTCTTCTAAATTGTGGACCACCTCTGTTATAAGATTTAATTATGTCTTTAGCTGCATCAGAACTACCCTCCATCCATTCTTGCAATCTTTGTTGTTGTTGTGGTTTAGTTAATAGTTCACCTGAATTACTTCTGTATAAAAATTTAAATAAGTCATCATGATGCAATTTAGATATTTCAGATAAATAGTTTCTTAAATACTCGTTGTATTCCCCTGTTCTAACTCCGCTAGATCCTTTTCTTACAATATCTGCTTTGTTTAACACTTTGTATTTAAAAGGTCCAGGTTTTTTTTGTCCTTTACGTTCTCCACCAAATATATAATCGTTATTATTATTTCCTGCAATTCTTGATGCAGCTTGTTGTGCTTCTATAGAATCATCAAACGCATCTCCAAATAAATCATTGTATGTAACACCTTTAGAGTTCCATCTTTTAACTTTTGCTGCATCATCACTATTAGTAATAAATTGTGATACCCACGACATAGGACGGCTAAATATATTATCGTAACCTCTAGCATACATTCTTAATTGCTCTTCACCAACAACACGTACTGTCCATGCACCTCTTAATAAAACTAATGGTTTCCAAACATTTGACATGTAGTAATCTGCAAGTTTTGAACTAACCCCTTGAACTGAATTTTTATCGCCAAGTAATTTGTATAATTTACCTGTGTCTAATGCTTCATCTGGTCCTTTAAATAAATCAGGAACCATAGCACGTAATATACCCATACTGTTAAATGCTTTTGTTAAACCAGCAGCATCAGGTAATGGAATGCTTCTGTTTATAAACTGTGTCATAAGTTGTGGTCCTGGAGTCATTGTTGGTTTGCCATCTATAATTGTTGGTACAAAGTTAGTACCAGTTGCTACCTCTTCTCCAGTTACTGCATTAATCCAAAATTTTCTATACTCTGGTAACTCTTCATCAAATATTCTTGTTATAGCTTCTGCGTCTCTACGATTGACACCAGCACTATCTACTAAATCTTCTACAGACCTAGCTAACATATCTTTAGTTATGTCAAACAAAGCTGCTTCATCTCCATCATCTATTCGTATCATTTGATCTAATATTTCTGATTTATCTTTTGTTGTCATAGTTGTCTGGTCCATCCATAATTTTGATTGATTTAGTGTTTGATCCATTTGATCTACATCTAAAAATCTATAAGGTAAGTCAGATGCGTAAGAAGCAAGTATTCTACCTACTCTTGAATTTTCCATCATACTAGCTTTAATAATTTTTCTTGCTCCAAACAATTTTCCTGCACCCTCTAATCCAGGATCTAATCCTCTACCAATTAATGTTTCTGCTAATCCACCTGCTGCTCTTCCTATGGCACCAACTGTTGGTCTTTCCATTCCAAAACTATCTGGACCTCTAAAAGGATTTCCTAGATATTTATCATTTAAAAGACCACGAATAGCTTTCTTTTTATTTTCTAATGGTCTTTTTGATATTTGTATTTTTCTAAAATCTGCTAATATTTCTTTATCACTAATACCAGATAATGTCATAAATCTATGTGTATTGTCGTTAGTTGCTAAAAAGTTTATAAACTCTTCTCCAGCATCATCATTGTCTAAAAAATCATTAACTTGTTTTTTATTAACAAAATTAAACTTACCTGTTTCGTATATTCCTAAAGTTTTTTTCTGTGCTTGTGTAAACTCACCAGAACCTTTTACCCCTTGTATACCTTTCTTTTTTAATGATGCAATTAATTCTTCTGACGGTGCTAACAATCTTTTTGATTTAGTTAAGTGTTTAATACCTAATCCAAAATAGTTTGCAGGATCTAAAAACATTACCTTACCCATATCTATTAGTCCTGATACTGCATTAAAACTTCTACTTCCTGGTTCTAGGACTAAGTTTGCAGTAGCACGACCAAGTGATATAGGCATAGCTACATCTCTACCATCTGATCCTCTAGTTGTTATAGTAAATTGTCCTGATTCTTCTTGTGATCTTTGGTCTATATCAGTTATAGGATCTCCAAGATAATCATTAATTTGTTGTGCTGCTCTATCAGGTGCCATACCTTTTTGCACCATATATTGATATTCTTCATAAAATTTAGAGTTAGGATTTTGTGCATCAAACTCATCACTATCAGGTAAAAACCCCTCGCCTAAATTAACACGTTTACCTTGTCTTAAATTATTGACTGCTTGTCTAACTGTTGATTTACCTGACAATGCGTATGCATCTTGAAATGTTAAATTCTCTGCTTGATCTCCAAATGTAGAAGCTATAAAAGAGTTTATAGGTCTATCTACCCAACTTCTATATGCATCTTCTAATCCAAGTAAACCTAATCTAATTCCTGCTTTAAAACCATTACCTACTTTAGATAATATTCCTCTTTGATTGTGTTCAGCAATACGTGAAGCTACTTCTCCTAATACTTCTGATTCTGGTTTTACTTGCAGTAATGTTAAAGCTGATACTACATCAGGAGAAAAATTTGGATATAACCTTGATATTTGTGTAGCACGTGTAGCATCATTTAGAGTAACACGGTCTCTTGTTTGTTTATATTGATTCTGTCTATTATAAATTTCTTCGTATAAATCTCGCTCTTGAGAGGGATTGTCAAAATAAAATACACCCATTATTTATGGTGCAATATCATCAGGACTTTGTTTATAAGCAGAACCTTGGCTCATCAACAATGACAATAATTCATCAGTTGGAAATATATCTGCCATAGCTCTAATAAGCATCATAGAATCATCTTCTAAGTATGACTGTTTAGGTATACCAGTTTCAGTAACTGGCATGTCTGGATAATTTGTAGGTGCTGTTAAATCAAAATCTTCTACTGGATTTATAGCAACAGGTGCATTATCTGCTGGTAACATTCCACTTGTATTAGATGCTTCTGCTGCAACATTTCCTTGTTGTACTTGATTTACTAATGCCGACTCTGCACCCATAGGTGCTTCACTTAACATTTCTCTTGCATCTGTAGCCGTAACGTTTAGATCAGTTCTTTTTGATAAAGCTCCTGGTCCACTTACTGCACCACCTCTTCTACCTTTATTCCTAGAAGATCCATTCGCCATTGTCATCTCCCTCTTCATCTATAATTGGTTTAAATAATATTAAAAATCCTGGTAAAGGTATGATGTCTGGTTCTTGTCCAAACGCATTTAAATTGTTCATCCATACATCACTTAATGTACTTTTGACCATACTATCAAATTCTACTTCAACATACTCTCTATCCAAGAGGACCTCCTCCACCTGGTAATGGACCTCCTCCGCCTTGTAATGGACCTCCTCCACCTTGTAATAACAATGACCTTATATCTGGTGTAGGTCCTTGTGGCATTGGTGGTTGTCCTGGTATCTGTGCTTGACCTAATTCATCAAGCAATGCTTGTTCATCAGGAGATACTTGTTCCTCTGGTGTGTAAAATTTATCTAATATACTTGACATCTCTGATGGACTCTTTCTTATTTGTACTAATGCCATTGTAGCTTTAGCATCACCTTGTGTCGCTTGAACTTTTAATGTTTCAAACAATACTTGTTCTGCTTCATCTTTAGTAATCCTATTATTTATTTTTTGTAAATTTTCTAATCCATCCATATTTTCTTGTAAAGTTTCTTTATCTATAATTCCTGCTTGCAACAATTGTAAACCAGAAACAATTTTAGTTGGCTCATCAAATCCTGCCATAACACCATATACTCTACGTGTTGCATATTGACCACCTATATCTGTACTTGGTTCATACTGTTCTGAAAAAGCAGCTCCATTTGCATAACCACTAAGTGGTTTCTTTTTATTTTTATTTAAAACTTCATCCATCTCTAAACGTTTAGAATCTATTTCTTCCATTGCTGTTTTTAGTGATAATTGATATTCTCTTACGTTTAAATCAACGGATGACATTAACTCTTGTAAACCTCTACCAGTAACAAATGAATTAGGAGATTGTGCATCATCTGTAACTGGATAACTTGCACCTAATCTTAATTGTCTTTCTAACCTATCTATTTGTTGAAACATTTGATACGGCAAGTTATTAGTTGGTTTTGCAACTTGACTACCTGGAGATAAATAGTTTATAGCAAATCTACCTCTTTTATAATTTCCTGATTCTATTTCTCCAACAATATTTGTTTCTGTAAATACTGCATCTTCCATAGCTATAATTGATAAAACATTTATTTTTGCCATAGCTGACATAAGTCCTAATACATGATCGTATTGTCCTTGTAGTCTGTCAAAACTAAATCTTTTAGCAATTACAAATCTTGGTCCTGTTTGTAATGGATTAGGTGTAAAATCTAATATTTGTTTAGTAGCTGGTAAATATACATAAGTACCCTCTTCGTTGTAATACTCTATTAACTCTTCACCATCAGAACTATTGTTTTCCCAATTTCTTGAATGAACATCTTTGTACAATCCACCTGTACCACTTACGCCTGTATACGGTGTAGTACCCATATCGTACTCTATTTTTGCTTGTGGATATAATTTTTTAATTACACCAGCAGGAACAACTCTAACAAGAGCTAGTTCATTTGGTTGTTGGTCTGGTCCGTAATAACCAGGAAAGCAATCATAAGGATCTCTTAATTCAGCATGTGGATAAAAATTTCCAAATTGATCTTTTTTGTTTCTTATAATCCATACACAGAATCCATAACCAGGCAACCATCTAGCTGCTTGTGGTAACTGCATGTCAATTTTACTTTTCTTATCATAAGAATGTACAATACGTTCTAGCTTTTCAGATTTCTTTTTAGCTCTTTCGCTATCTTTGTTATTGTATGGATCAACTTTTAAATCTGGAACTCTACCTAGTTTTTGTGCCAGGTGTTCTAATCCTGATTCAATCATATTAGGTATTGGTAAATCTTCATTATAGTTTTCTGAATTAGAACCAAGTAATGCAGCTACACCTTGTGAGCCACCATTAATTATTTTTCTTATTCTACTTCTATATTCCCAATGACCAGTATGTTCGTGTAATCCACGTAAATCGTCCACCCTGTGTGCTAACTGGTCTGATGTTAACGGCATTTATCTATCCCACATTCTTTCGTCATAAGTTGTCATTTTATAATTGCTATATGATGGATTATAGTCATTGTCTACTTCTGATAGTACCAATTTAACGGTCTGGCGTACCCTTTTCATAGGAAACCAACTTGCCATAACTAAGTCTGTTTTACTACTAACCGATTTAGAATTACTTCCGCTAGCACTACTAAAATAAATTAACTGTTGTCTTAGTGTGTTTACTTTACGTTGTGTTAGCGGACTTGCCCATGGTAAGTTTATTTTCTGTTGTTCATACATAGGAACCATGGCAGTAACACCGAATACTGGATCCCATTTGTTTTTATATGTTTGATGTCCCTCTATCCTTACACCATTTGCTCCTGCCCAATTCTTTATTTCTTTATCTTGTCCTATAGCTTTTTGGAATCCGTTTTCTTCTACAATCCAATGTGATAAGAAATATTGTTCATGCCAATCTTTCATAACTTTATGTGCTTTAGATATACCACCGCCTAAGTCATTACGTAAATCTACTAACCATAGTTGTCCAGTTTTTTGATTATATGCCCACAATACAGCAGCTTGATAACCTGTAGATGCTGGATCTAATCCTGCAATCAATGCAGTATGTGGTGGTATGTCTCCTAAGTTCCTGGACCTATCTAAACATCCGTCAATCATTTCTGCACTAAACAATTCCATACCTGCTGGTACAGCTTTATTTAAATACACCATTTCAAATATAGCTCTACCACCTGTAGTTTCTGCTGATGCTAATTGTTCCATTAACCATTTATGAGTACGTTTACCTTTCCATAACATGTGTTCGTCCTGGTCATCTGACTCCTGGTCTAAAGGTATTTCTAAATCGTGCGCACGCTCTACTATTGTTTCCCATGCCTCATTGTTCAGCAATGCGTTATACAGGTCATCTGGATGCTGTCTGGAGCCAATTACGACCATTCCTGTGTGTTCTTCTTTTCTTGACTGCAATGTTGTGGTCCACCAGTTTTTAGTATTTTCTCTAGCACTTGGTTGTACTGTACTACCATGATCTTCAATGTCATCAGATATTATTAAGTCTGCATCCCTGGACAATATCTTTCCGCCTTTACCTACAGCTACTAATGTAGGACTTTTTATACCAGCTACCGTTCTTGTAGCTACAGTAAATTGACTTGTACTCCAAGACTTTCCTGATTTGTTCATAGGTCTAAATCCCTCGTATGATGCAAAGTCTTGTATAAGTTCTTCATTATTTTCTAAATGGTCCAATACAGCACCTACTGCATTCTTAGCTATATCCTCATTACCTCCAACCCACATTATTCTCATGTTTGGATTTTTACATATCATGTATACGCAGAAGTGTGTTAACAAATCTGTTTTGCCATGACGTGGCGGAGACAGTACCATAAGTCTCTTTCCATTTTCTATTGCATCTAATATTGCTGCTATCCATCTTTTTTGGAAACCTGGTGTCTCATACGGTACACCTTGCTCTGTCAAAAAATATTTGTCCCTGAAAGCTACAAAGTCATCTAGCTTGACAGCACTATCCCCCCCATTTTTTTGTAAGGACTCGTGATTTTCTCTTAGTGCTTCGTCTTTTATCCATGCAGACAATGATCTAGTTACAGTAGCTAATGAGCATCCTAGTATGTCAGCTATCTCTTGTTTAGTCTTAGTACCATTCAAAAGGTCGTCAAAAAAATTTTTTTTCTCCATAATGGCATAGTAATTACCTCTACGCTTCTGTATATTTGTATCTACCACTTTCTCTACGTGGTACGTGTCGGTTGTCTTACTAGCCCTGTATGCTCTCTTTTTGATTCTATTAGCACACTTGTCTGAACAATATTTTCTCCTACCATCTGGTAAAATGCGATTGCAGTCGTTAGCTACACAAAACTTGTTTTTCTCTTGTTTTGATTTACTCATCTGTTATAGTGTATCATACAAATACTTTGATTTAGATGGTTAAAGCAACCTAACATGTGTACAAGTAAGTGAGATCGAGACTCAGAAAGTTCCGAATCGGTAGTACGATAAACTAGTAAGGCAAACGGAATACTCAAGGCACCTGACTAAATCCTTGTCAATAGCTCTTTTTTTTATAGCTCGCTACGACTTCAATGGCGGTAGTCCTTACTAGCACTCCTAGTCCTATGTATTTGTCCTGTACTAGCAAGAACTGACCTACTTACATTATAACAGACTAATTACTGACTATAAAAAACATACTAGATATAGTGTATATTTCTGTAAATACTACATGTAGTGTACACTATATATGGTATACTGTCTACTGGGGATGATTGGTAAGTAAAGCTAACAATCAAATAATAGATTGCCTTTGTACACAGTAGCTTTAAACCTAGGTTCGACTCCTAGCATCTCCACTATATATAGTAGGTCTATACGAAATACCTAGTTACCACCTATACTTTTGGTGATTCATATACATTTACGCAAACGCCAGATTTAAGTGTGGGGGTTGTTAAATTATGCTCCAGAATTTGTAGGTTTTTGAAAGAGTCCTGAAGCTGATGGATCTATATGAATCGATTTGTCTACTCCATAACGGTACACGCACGCACGACCGCCCTTAATTTAATCTGGAACTGGTATACGTCAATTGAACCAGGATAAAAAGAAAGAGGGACCGAAGTCCCTCCCTCCCTGCGTACGATACTGGGCTTATATCATAGATTCATAATTAAAGAACCTCTCGCAGTACTCCAACAATGTCTCTTCTTCTTCATTAGTTAATTGAGCAGATGTCCACGGTAAGAACCAGTTCTGAAATTGATACTCTGCTCTATCCTCATCCGCATAATATACAATGCGCATAGCGGGACCTCCTCCGCCTAAGGTTATTATGATAGTTCTCTGGAACTCTACGCCATAATTATCCTCTAAGGATTCTTTTAATTCCTCCGCTCTTTCTTCCTGCTCTTCAGTAGGTACAGGATTCTTGGACATATTCTCTATGTCCTGAAGCTCATCCAGTTCTAATTTCATGAACTTAATGAAGCGCTTCCCATACTCATCAGCTTCTGCTTGGTGCATCTTCTGTTCAGCTTGCATAATCATTACCTCTTCTTGTAGCTTTCTTGTATTTCATTTCTGTACAGTCTCCGCATACTTGGTATTTTGAGAAGTTAACAAATAAATCCTCATCACTCCCGCATTCTGTACAACTTTTATAATTCATGTTCTATATACCTCCATGATTCTCATTAAGTTAGTTGCTTTTAAATTATTTAAATTGTAATTATTACTTAAACAATTATCCAGGATTTCCATGGTCGTAGCTCTTGCATCAGATAGATTTAAGAACTCTCCCCAGTGGCTTATAGGTTGGATAGTCTCTCCGTTATTCTCTGGAGTTAATATCGTGTATCTATAACCCTGCTCATATTCTTTATATGAGTAATTCATATTTAAATGGTCTGTATCATCTTTCATGAATCTCATATAATTATCTTTATTATGGATCTCCATTAGATATTTATGTCTCATTATAAATAAACGTAGCCCACTCAACCGAAACAATTTAAATGCATTATTCTCAGCATTCTCAACGGCATCAATTTCCAATAATGGTAATATCCACGCCATGCCTATGCCGAAGATTTTACCCTCAGCATAAACATTATTATGACGATTGAACCAACGTCCGTTTAATCTTTTTAACTGCTCTAAATAACTTTTATTATTTGAGTAATGACTAAACAGAAGCATATTAATCTTCCTCCAATACTTCTACATTTAACGTGATATTCATTCCTTTAAGCGGTCCCTCTGTAATCATGATGGTATTCTCATCAACATACTCAGCACAACCCTTAATGATATTTTTTTCTTTGCTCATTATTCATCTTCCTCTAAAGAAAGATTTATATCGGATGCTATTTCACGGAGTCGAAAATATATGGCTCTATATCCTGCCTTGTTTCTGCTCCCGATTCCTAGCATCTGATTAGCTCTGGTCATGTCCGCCCCGATTCTTATTCCGAAACGTTCTATATCACTCCAAGCATCTTCACGGATGTCGTGAAGCTCCTGCAATTCATCCACTTAGTACCTCCTTATTAATTAAATAGATACTCATATTATTGCAGAAGAGTCCTGAAGAATCAAACTTTAAAATTATTCCTGGATCTCAATTTATTTTAAATATAAATTTGCCACGCATTATCGCACGACACACAAAAGCCGTAGGTAAATCGGATAAACCTACGGCTTTGCGTTTAGCGTGGTTATGTGCGGACCACAACCATGCTAATTATTTGTTAAGCGGGGTACCATTCTCCTCATAATAAGAATCAATTTGCAATTCCATTTCTTTTTCAGCTCTTTGCAACACAACTATTAATTCACTTAATTTATTTTTATTTTTTATGTACCTATCTATGAGGGGAGTCTCGTCATTTAAAGGATACCAATTTTCTAAGTGTAGTTCAGATGAACCATAAACTAATGCACCACCAACATTTACTCTAGTGTTTAATGTCTTTGTACTTTGAAATGTACGAGTGCTATCAGTTTCTATAACTGATTTTTCTACTAGCTCATTGTACGCACCAACTCTTTCACTCTCAGTTGTATTATTCTTGTCACTAAGAATATCTCGTAGTGTTTGTTTAATATCTAACATTTATTTTACCTCCATATTTTTCTGCGTCTCTTTTAGTTTACCTAAGATAGTATTTAATTCTGAATCTAAATCAGAAACATTATTTATAGCATCCTCTATGTTGCTTGAAGCATTGTGTAAATCTGCGTCCATGCTTTCAAACGTACTGATTAGCTCTTCTATTTTTTTAATTAGCTCTGTTATTTTCATCTGTCCTCCTTAAGAACTTTTACAACTGTCTCTTCAGGACAATCTGAATATGGAAACTGTTCTTGCTCTTCACACAAACAAAAGTTAAATTCTTGCACTTGTGTTTTGTGTGTAAGGTTAGCCATGTCTTGCCAACTGTGGGATTTATTCATAACTGGACTCCTCTCATGTTCAACTCTTGTTTTAATGTATGTATTGATAACTTTCCATGTCTTAGCATAATGAAAGATACCTTAGTCAGAAACTTTGTCTTTGTTTCTTTGTCGATTTCACTCCATCCAGATAGTTCCGCTTCCAACTGTTGGAATACGGATTCTGAAAAAGTTACTAACAATCCTCTTAAGTCTTTTTCATCTATCATTATTTTCCTTTCACTATTTTGTTTACTCTTGTATATAAGTCATCATATTTTTGTAATAGTTCATCTTCGGTATGTTCATCACATCTGAACACACCCTCTAATATTTCTATTATTTGTTCATCTACTTTCATTCTTCCTCCCACTTTTCCATTTCATTAGACCATGAATTTACACCTCTATCTGAAAGCAATTCAAGTGCAACGTCTAGTCCTCTGCGCAAATATTTTTCATCTGATATTGCATCTAAAGATAAGACTCTAATTCTACAATCATTCAACCAAGAATATATTTCATTTCTTAATGCCATATACAATTCCAAGTCTGTTGGAATTTCATCTTGCCAGTTGTCTGAATGTGCGTTAAGGAAACTTGTTCCTAAATACGTCTTATCCACTTCAATATCTAAAGCGAATCGTTTTCTATATATCATTTAGTACCTCCTATTTAATACTTAAAGATACCACACATTCACAAACAAACAAACAATATATTTATATATTGGACATTGTCCAGGATCTTAATTAATATAAAAATTAGAAATGCGTAAATACATGCGCACGACACACATAAATAGGAGGTACATGTGAGCAAGAACATTGCAAAAATATTAGATACTTATTTGTTTGACAAAGATAATGTTGAAGAAAGTACAACTATAAGTAATGAAGAATGGATAAGAAAGTACAAGCCAATTGCAAATACTAATGATGAAAATCATAATTATTACAATGCTGATGGACAATTAGTACATGGTTGGTTTGATTACAGTACAGAAGAAGAAAGAAATTATCTTAAATCTATACCAGAGAATAGATTGTGGACCGAGATACATTCAAGCGGTAGTTTTGAGGGAATCGTTGCAGGTGCAGTAGCATTTGATAGATTAGAATACTACATTACAGAAATACCATGGGAAAATAATGGCATAGAAGTTGATTATCATATTGAGTGTAAAGAAGAATATCCAGATTGTTGTCAGGACGAGGAGGAATAATGAATAAATATTGGTGGATAATTAGAACTGATGATAATTTAGGTTTGCCGTACGATACTTTTATTAAGTGGTACAACATACCTAAATTAGTTTACTGGTTAATTAAATATGAATATAGTCAAGCAAACTATTGGTGTACCTTTACTTGGGTAGATATAGATAGCAATATAGGAGAGAGTAGTTTATTTGTATTAGCTGAAATGAAAAACAAATTGATAAGAGAATTTAATTCTATTGAAGTAGAGGAGGAAGAATGAGTTTTGTTAATCAAATAGATTGGACTTGTGGTTGTATGCGAATGACAGAGTTTGATTATAGAAGTGGTAAAGAACGAACAGTAGGTAGAAGTTATTGCAGAAAACAAGATTGCGATAGGAGGAAGTAATGCCAGGAATAG